AGGACTGTGATGAATGCCACCGACAATGGCACAGCCATTGTTGATGCCTGTGAAAGTCAAAGGCAAAACTTTGCCTTTACGAACAACACCGAAAGCCTTGCCGTCAGGCAAGAGTCTAAGTGGTCGCTGTGCTGAAAGCACAGTATCGCCATTGTCGTTAACGAAGTTAACGTCAAACGTAGTAGTTGTGTGAGTGAAAGTCATAAAGTTCCTTTTCGCTGATTGAATCGAAGATTCAACCCAAACCATTTGGGTGAAGCTACGCTTCAGTTTCGTCATTCACTTCAAGGTGGTAGGTTTTATACCCCTTACTTTGTAAGGGGTTAAAACCATAACCAGATTTTGCTGTCTCGTGTGCTGTGTGTCATGCTCGTGTGTCATGAAAGATAGCTGAAAGTTTGGTTTCAAAATCGGTAGGTTATGGGTTTTATACCCCTTATGTAATAAGGGGTTAAAACCCTATAAAAGCTGGCTCCTATCGTGTGAGTCTGTGTGTGTCACCCGAGTACGACAGTTTAGTTTTATACGTAGTATAAACCTAAGAATGACAGCATTTTCACTTCGTGAAGTAGTATTTCGACCTCTCGAAGCTAAAGCTTCGAAACGTTTGGAAACCCTATGCACAACCTTAATAAGGTTGTACATAAGTGGCAAAAAGCTAGGAAATCAGACACTAAAGTGTCTGAAAACTGTGCCAATCGCTGTGCATAATGCATGGGGGGGCGTATACCCCATCCCGACTATGCACAAGTGCCACGTTGCTGTTGGGTACTCACATAAAATTCTACATAACTATGAATGTCTGTATGGAAAAGGAGACACTATATGACTATAAACAATAGACAAAAAAATTTAAAAGAAGCAAAAATAACTGCTACTCAATTTGCAAAAGCTATAAAAAGCTTAGACTTATCAACAATTTCTGATCCTGAGAAAAGAAAACGTGCAATTATAGAAAGAGTATTTCAGATTATGGCAGAAGAGATAAAGGATCCTGTCTCTAAAAAAAAATTGCAAACTGAATTGAAAACTTTGGAATTTCATAAACGCAGTTTAGGAATTTAACATGGTGTCACGGCAAGAAGCTGCACGTCAGCTTCTCAAATTACGAAATGCTGATGAGACATTCTTAGGTTTTGTAAAACTACATCACGCAGATTTTAAATTAGCAAAGTTCCAAATTGAATTAATCAATAAGCTAGATGCTGTTGAGAAGGGTAAGATAAAAAGATTAATGATTAACATGCCACCAAGACATGGAAAATCATTTTTAGCATCTTGTTTATTCCCTGTTTACTACATGGGAAGAAATCCTGAGCGTGCCGTGATGTGCGTTACCTACAACTCAGAGTTATCGATGACATTTGGAAGGCAGGTTAGACAATATGCAAAGGATCCATACACTCTACAAACTTTTGATAAGTTTGAATTATCTACTGACTCCCGTGCTGTTGATCATTGGGGTACCTCTCGTAATGGTGTTTACTATTCTATTGGTTTGGGTGGTACAACTACTGGTAGGCGTGCAAATCTTCTTATCATCGATGATCCGATTAAGTCTCGTGAAGATGCTGACTCTGCTACGCAGCGTAATAAAGTTTGGAACTACTACGTAGCTTCCCTACTCACTCGTCTACAACCATTGGATCAACCACCAGCCGTCATATGTATTGCTACTCGTTGGCATCCAGACGACTTATGTGGTCGCATCCAACAACAAGAAGATTGGAATGAATGGGATCACATAAATTTTCCTGCAATCCTAGAAACAGAATCTACAAATGAAATTCGTAATCCTGAATACGCACATCTTCCACTAGCAAAAGTTTCTCGTTACAAACGATACATTAAATCAACACAAGAGAAACCTTTATGGGAAGAAAGGTTTCCTATGGTAGACTTACGTAAAATGGAAAAGCTTAATCCTCGTGAGTTTGCTGCACTCTATCAACAACAACCATTCATCAAGGGTGGTAATATGATTAAAACAGAGTGGTGGAAATATTATGACACCAATGATTTTGAAGAATCACAATTAACAACCATCATCATTGCAGTAGATACAGCATTTAAGAAAACAACGACTTCCGACTACTCCGTAGCCGTTGTCGCTGGAATGACACAAGAAGGAGACATATATATTGTAGACATTAAACGATCACGATTTGAGTTTCCTGATTTAAAACGTGCCTTAATATCTCTCAACACTAAGTGGCGAGGGAAAGGATTACGTGGCATACACATAGAAGACAAAGCTTCAGGTATGTCACTCATACAAGAGTTAAAGAATCAATCAGGGATGGCAATCATTCCTTATAAAGTATCAACAGACAAAGTTACTCGTGTAGCAGCAATCACAGACTTAATAGAAGGTGGTAGAGTTTTACTACCACGCAACGCTATATGGTTAGATGACTTTATTGAGGAAACAGTTTCATTTCCTAATGGTACACATGATGATCAAGTAGATGCATTATCAATGGCATTAGATAAATTATCACGCATGTCATTTAATGCAGGAGAGTTAGAAGTTATTCCTCTTTCATCAAAAGGATCATTAGCATCATCATTAGAGAAGAATGGAGATTGGTACGGATGGGGAGAATAAGGGACGACACTCTTCCCTTTTTGCACCTATTACTAAACACTTTAACATTAACATAAAGCATACATGGTAAGTAATAATATATACGGAGCAAGTTACCGAGACATTCACGTAGATTCACCTGATAACATAGTTGTCGATTTATCTCGTCACATTAACAAGCTTCAAAACTACGAAGATATTTCAGACGATTTAAGTCAAGAAGAAGAATCAAAAATTGTTGAATACATCCATTCAATGATTGATATGTCTCATGACAAAATTAAAAACAGATACGATCATTGGCGTGAAGCTGATCAGGCACATGATGTTTATGTTAATCCAACCGCTACAAAGTTTAGAGAAAAAGCTGTAATTGCCGACACACGTGCAATAGCAGATACAGTAACAACTTATTTGATGTCTGCATTGGCAGGAAGAAACCCCATGTTTATGTTGGAAGGTTTAAATAGAAAGTCAAGAAAAGTTGCTGCTGTATTAGAAAGAGTTTTACATCAACACATGAGACGTACAGCTGGTGAAGCAAAAGTTGCACAGATGCTACTCGACTCAGTACGATATGGTTTTGCACCAACAAAAGTTATTTGGGATAATAAAACAAATCAATCAAAGCTTGTTAACTTTGATCCACGTAGATGTTTCCCTGATCCTCGTGTTAACTGGGGTGATTGGGAAAACATGCAGTACATTGTCTGTGCAGATTTTCAATCATACAATTCTTTAGTACAATCAGGATTATATCCTAAGTTAAAAAAATATCCTGGATTAAGAAGTATCTCTCCTATCAAAGCAGGATGGAATGCACACAAGTGGCAACAAGATAGTGGCAGAGGTTTATCAATTGATCCAGCTGACTCATCACAAAAACGTACAGGCAATTCTTATTTCACTTTAGGTGATGCAAGAATGGTTGACGAAGCATGGATAAAATTATCTGGTCATGAAATTGGAATACCATCTATTGAAACAATTTATTTAGTTGTAGCAATTCTTGATGAACAAGTTTGTATTCGTTTTCAACTTAACCCTTATGGTCAACAACTTCCTTTTGTCTTTGGTGGATTATATCCTGACTCACATAAAACGTATGGTCAATCTCTATATGATATTCTTTTACCCGTACACGATATTGCTACATGGTTGTTACGTTCAAGAGTAGATAACGTACAAGCAGCATTAAACAATTTAATCTTTGTTGATCCAACACAAGTTTCGGTACCTGATCTTATTGATCGAAATCCTCATGGTATTGTTCGTACATTGCCAGGTGCTAAACCAGGTGATGGTGTTTTCATTTCACAAATACCTGATGTAACAAAGGGTCACTGGGGAGACATCACACAACTCTCTGAATTAAAACAACGACTATCTGCTGCTTCCGATGCACAACAAGGTATGCCAACTGGTGAAGTTCGTACAGCAACAGAGATTGCTCGCCTAACACAGTTAGGCTCACAACGACTAGGTGGATTAGCTCGTATTATGTCGGCAACAACAATGCGTCCAATGGTAAGAATGATGGTTGCTAATATACAAGACTCTATTGCTTATGATGGATCAATCAAAATGGATCCATATAATATGCCTACACAATTAGCTGACATGGTGGACGATGGATACATCGATTTCAGTATAAAAGATTTACAAGGCGATATTGATTATTTGGTTATAGATGGATCACTTCCTATTGAGCCAACACGTAATGCTGAAACGTGGATGAATATGTTGAAGGTAATGGGAGAAACAGGATTAAACATGGAATACAACACAGCTAAAATTGCTGAAGAAGCAATTCGATCAATGGGTATATCTGACTTAGATCAGTTCCGTATTTCTAAGGAACAACAAGCTCAGGGTCCATCACCATCACAACAAATGGCAATGATGGAAAAAATGCGTGGTGCTTCTGTACAACCTAATGAACAAGTTCAACGTGATGTTGAAGCAGGTAATCTCGTTCCAATGATGGATGCAATGGGAGGCAGACAATGACAAAAACAATTCCAAATCCAGAAGTATTAGAAAAAAATATTGATGCGAAGACTCGTGATTTTGTTAAGTCTCATGCCTCTACAATTATAGAATCAAATGGAAAAGAAATAATTAAACTACGTGCAGAGATAGAAGCCTTACACAACAAGTTAAAAAATTTAGAAGATACAATACCAACAATATTTAAAGGATTAGTTGATCAGCCAGTATCAGATTTTAAAAAGCAAGTCACAAAAGGTGACGTAATACGATTTATGAAAAAAATGGGATGGAGTGAATAATGTCTGAGACGCAACCACGTGGTGAACAATTAAGATTCCTGTCATCAAAGACAGGTACACATAACCTAGATACATATTTAGAGTCAGCAGAAAGAGGAACAAAAAGCATTGGTGATATGCTTGGTGATATTTTTGATTCATCTGGTGTATTTGATGCAACTAATTTTGAATTTCAATTTGATTCTTCTGACAGTCAATTAGAAGTAAGAGTTGGTGGATCATCAAACTCATGGGTAAACATTACTAACTTCTTTAACATTAAAGGCACATATTCATCATCATCAGCTACCTACAAAAATTTTGATTTAGTTACTCGTTCTAATGGCGATGTATATATCGTCAAAGGATTAGCTTCAAATACAACAACAACAACTTTTGCAAATGACGCAGCAGTTGCTTCTTCATCTAACACTGTAAAATTTGTAGACGTATCGGGTGCAGCAACTCAGGCAACGAATGCAGCTTCGTCTGCCACAGCAGCAGCAAGTTCAGCGACAGCAGCAGCTTCGTCTGCTACGACAGCTTCAACGCAAGCGACTAATGCTGCTTCGTCTGCGACAACGGCATCTGGACATAAAGATACAGCTACTACAAAAGCTAGTGAAGCAGCGACATCTGCAACTAATGCAGCGTCATCCGCATCAACAGCGTCAACACAAGCAACAAATGCAGCTTCCTCCGCTACATCTGCTGCTTCATCGTTATCAACCTTTACTGGTCAATATCATGGAGCAGCATCATCAGATCCTACAAGTAATCTAAACGCAGGAGATTTATATTATAAAACTGATGGATCAGGAATGAAGGTTTATTCTGGATCAGCATGGATAGATGTTAAACCAACATCTTCTGAACAGACAGCAATTACTGCCGTCAATTCAAATGCATCCAACATTAATACTGTAGCTGGTCAAAATTCTAACATAACAACTCTGGCTGGTATTTCTAGTGACATTACAAGTGTAGCAGGTATTGCTGGTGATATAGCAGCAGTAGAAAATAAATTAACAGAAATAGAAGCAGTAGCAGACGACTTAGCTGAATCATCAAGTGAAATAGATTTAGTTGCTGGATCAATTGGTAATGTCAATACAGTTGGTGGAGCAATTACAAATGTAAATAATGTGGGTGGATCAATAGCAAATGTAAATACAGTTGCTGCAAATTTGTCAGGAGTTAACAGTTTTGGTGAAAGATATAGAGTAGCTAGTTCGGCTCCTAGCAGTAGTCTGGATGAAGGTGATCTTTATTATGATACTTCAGCCAATGAGCTACGTGTTTATAATGGAAGTGCTTGGGTTGCCGCAGATTTAACATCTTTTGCAGCTACAGCAATAACATCAGGAACTTTAAATAATGCAAGACTATCTTCTGATGTAACACTAAACACTGCTAATCAGACACTAACAAATAAAACAATTAATGCTTCTAACAATACTCTCAGCAATATACCAAACTCTGCTTTAGCAAACAATTCTATAACCATTAACGGAGCAGCCGTTAATCTAGGTGCATCAACAACCATTGCTGACAATAGTGTAGTAATGGCAATTGCTCTTGGTTAGGGACGACTAAATATACGGAGGAATGTAAGACAAACTCATGGCAAATAATTTTTCACAAGCTGATGCTACACTAGCAAATAACAACTTAACTACTGTTGTTTCTGCTACATCAAATAAACAAATCATTATAGGTTTACTTATATCCAACACTGGTACTACTTCTATAAATGTAGACGCAGTATTAAATGATGGATCTAACGACAGATACATAATTAAAAATGCACCCCTTCCCACTGGATCGGCACTTGAATGCGTGCAGGGAAAAATAGTTATTCCTAGTGGTGGTGCAGTAAAAATAAAGAAAGATAGTGGAACAGCAGACGTAATAGTATCACTCTTAACCGATGTAACGTAGATGCCGTATTTAGGTACTCCTCCACAATCTGGTTTTATAACAAGTGACTCAGAAAAAATAACTGGTCAAACGACTAACTACGTCAATTTATCAAATGCAATATCATCTTTGGATGACGTACAAGTTCATGTCAACTATGTCATTCAAGATCCGTCTACACTTAGTTTAACTTCTTCAACACGAATAGGATTAGGAGATACTTTAGTATCAGCTGATGTGGTGTTGATAACCTATTTAGGAAAATCGGTAGCCACACAATCTCCCCCAGTAGGAGGAGTGACAAACGATATGTTGGCAGGAAGTATAGCAAACTCTAAACTTGCTAACTCTAGTATTACATTAAATGGCTCGGCAGTTTCTTTAGGTGGTAGTGCTACTATTGGAGGTGGCAAAATTGGTCAAGTAGTACAAACTGCTAAGACAGATACCTTTAGTAGTACATCAACAAGTGATTTTGATATTACAGGTATGAGTGTAGCGATAACACCATCAGCTAGTAATAGTAAAATATTAGTTTTTGGTACATTAAATTTTACAACATCTGCTTATCAACAAGGTACTTGGATTTCTCTTGTTAGAGATAGCACACAAATATTTAGAGGAGATTCGGCTGGTAGTAGAAGAAGAGCAATGTTTGGATTTGAAGATGGAGGAAGTAATGAAAATGAACAACAATATAGAGTTACAACTTCGGCTTTTCAATTTTTAGACTCGCCTTCAACCACTTCTGCAACAACTTATAAATTAACTGCTATAAATTTATCTAGCAGTTATACTTTTTATGTAAATAGAACACACTCTGATGGTGATAATACAAATTATGCAAGAGTACCTAGTTCTATTACAGCTATGGAGGTATTAGTATAATGGTAGATTTTCATAAAGCAATTAGAGTAAAATACGATACAGTAGTTTCTATTAATGGAGATACAGAAGAAACAATAGTAGCAAAAGATAAAGATGAAAATAGTGTTTCTATTGATTGGACAGCAGTAAAATCTTGGGTTGATCCAAATGAATACAAAGACAAAAGAGTAAAACAATACCCAAATATTTTAGAATTTATAGAAGCATACACAGAAAAAGAAATTGGTGGAGATGACACTAAATGGAATGAATACAAAATAAAATATAACAAAGTTAGAACAGATAATCCAAAGGAGAGTGAATAATGCCTTTTACAACTTTGCCGACTTCGGCTTACTCAACTTTAGATGCTACTAAGCTTTCTGGAAATTTACCTGCACTTAATGCTAATTCATTAACAAATTTAGATGCGGCAGATTTAACAGGAAATTTACCTGCTATTAGCGGTGCTAGTTTAACTGGTTTGTCAGGTATAGATGGTGACGCTGATGCTTGGGCAAGAGTTACCCCTGTAACAGACCAAAACTCCCCAGCAGTTATAGATTTTAATACATCAATACATAATGGCAGTAATATTTCTGAAAGTGGTGGAAGAATAACAGTTGGTACTGCGGGTTGGTATTTAATTACTTTTCAAGTTTCAAATCAATCTGCTCATTCTGATACTATGCACGTTTGGTTGAGAAAAAA